GAACTCGTCAGCCTTGAACTCTTGATATACTGAGTATTTAGTGTTCATTTTCTGAACCTTTCTTTTGATTGGGTCTTTCCCTTTCAATAAGATAATTAAATCATAGGGGTCTGACATTTTCAACTCCAAAATGCATACAATTCGGACATCTTTTAAAAATAGTTTGTGATATACACCACATTTTTGACAGACATTCCAGGCAAATCGGACATTTCGGGCGGACTATTCTAAAGTCATTTTCCGTTTGGAAAGATGCATCATACAAAATTTATACCCATTAACATTTTGATCAAATCTAATTCTTAAAATTAGCTGAGAACGGGGGATAATTTAAAAATGGGCGGGAATTTCTTCTGGATACTCTTATTACCTATACACATATAAGAGTTTATACTCTATTGGAAGATCAAAAAATAAAAAAAATACAAAAGCCATCCGAAGATGGCTAATGCATTATATATTTAAATATTACTTATTTGCAGCTTTAACTTTTGCCAAAAATGCTTCTCTAGCCTCGATTTTGAGGCACTTCTGGAAGATTTGGTCCATATGGAGGAAAATTCTTTGTTGCATCTGACAATGCAGCAACAAATGTTTTTGCCCAATTTTCTGCAGTATCTTTGTCCCATGCAGTTCTGTTTGGCCAGGATCCTGTTGTAATGTGAGCTTTATTATTTTGTAAATCGTCTGAATTCAAAAATATTTTAACTTCGTTTGAATCAGAAATTGTATAACTAGGCGTATTTGCCATTTTATTTCTCCTTATTGTAAAGACTTAAATTAAGTATACCATTAATTTATAAAAAATAAAAAAAAATATTTAAAAAAAGGGCTAATGCACTAATTAATAATAATTATTGAGCAAGAGTTACTAGCATAGCTTTATTTTTTTCAACTAAACTAGCTTTTGTAACGCCTGGGTTCTTTTGCTTAAAATCATCAATAGCTTGTAAAAATCTAGCTTTATCAGCATCACTAATATTTTTTTGCGGGAAGCCAGGTATGTTCGGTCCAAAGTCTGCGGTAGGCTTTGTATCATCATTTATAGATGCAATAAATTGTTGTGCCCACTTTTCTGCAGTAGCTTTATCTGCCCAAGCTGTGCCATCTGGCCAAGCGTTCTGAATATAAACAGGACGCTCTGCACCTTCATTAAAAAATATACTTACTGAATTTGAATCAGAAATGGTGTAACTTGGTGTTATTGGCTCTATTGCCATATTTTTCTCCTTGTATTTAAAGACTTGATTTAATTATAACATAAAGCATTAATTACTCAAATAAAAATCACTCAAAAAGAGTGTCAACGTCGCTAGACGTCATATTTTCATCATCATTTTCAAAAATAAAAGACGGGGCGGGAGCTAGAATCTGTCCAGATTCATGCAAAGATATCATTTTATCAGTATCAGCACCTAGCTTATCTGCAATCATGACTAACATATCATAATTTCTCTGTTCCTGGATAAATATCGCACCAAGAAGTTCTCTGATATTCTCAAATATCTTCTGGAATTCTGCCAATGACTCTATACTATCGCCTAAATTGCCCATATTATCTACCTCGCCACATTCTTATAGCTATAAATAGACCTATAAACGTAAATAAGACACTATACTTGTCCATCTATATCTCCTATAATCTCTTTGGTTAGATGATTCCATTTACTGGCTTCCATTCCCGCCGAATTATTGATAATTAGATCACCATTTTCGGCATTTATAGTATACAGCCATTTCATGGGTTTATCTAAATCCACTTTTCCCGCAAAAATGTGATCATTTCCCTGTTTCACGTGAATCAATATGGTGAAATTGTCTTCGTCTTCCTGTTCGAACGGCTCAATATAAGCCCGCTCAATGTGAATCAGAGCCATGTGACGTTCCTTGAGTCAATAATGGGTAATCTTCTGCCATCATATTATTAAACTCTTCAGAACCTATCCAAAAAATGTTTCCTAATACTCTCCAAGCAAAATTTGTGCCTTCTGACAAGTGTTTTTCTATAGCCCATGATAAAACTTCAGAATCTAACTTCCGTCCCGCCTCAATCAGCATCGTATACTCAATACCTTTGATTGTGCGAGTAGAAAAAATTGAATTACTTCTCTCAGGCTTAAAAGACTCAGGCATAGAAGCATCTGTAAGCCAATCACATTTAAATAGTGCACAAGGATTGACTGGTCTTTCTTTGTATGCCCCGCATCCCTTGCCTTTTTTTAAAAATCCACAAGGGTGAAAATTTCCTGTATCTTCTTCTTGCCCTATCCATGAAGTACGTCCGTCAGATAGCTTGATATCAGCCCGCAAATGGCCCTCACAGCACTTTGTACAAGTCCCGCAACTTCTTCCATCAACTATAGGCAGAAAATCCATTTCTTACTTTCGGCTCAATCTTTCAGCCAAATCTTTCGGACGCACTAATGCATGCTTCTTATTTGATAGCTTAATCTTAACATGAGAGTATGACCAAGCTACCAGTTGAGAGCAGATTACTCTTTTTTCACGGATAGCCATCCAATTTGCAGGTAAGAATGGAATTCCAAAGGTTAAGCACTTAATTCCTAGTGCAATAATTGACCAGACGCCATATCCGTCATTTAAAAATCCTTTTGCAAACCTCACTAATTCTTCTCGTTCTGCTTGAGTCAAAGAAGATTCATTGCTCCATATAATTTTATGATTATCATATTTACTTAAAGGTGAAATAGATACTCCTGACGGACGAGCCTCAATTATCTGACCATCCCCGATATAAATGCCTGCATGGTTCCATGTTGACCAGTTACCAAGCTGAATTGCTCTGGCAGCGGGTCCAGTGGTATGAACCACAAAGTAATCTCCAAGATTAGGCATTCTCTATCTCCCTTAAAATATTTTCATACAGCTGTAGTCCAGCTGTTTGTTGGTATCCGCAGTTTGTGCAGTACAAGATTATTGTATCATCTTCTTCTTTATGTAAGAGTGCATATTTAACTCTAAAAATTTCATAATCTTCCTTATGATTAGGACAGGAGAGGAATTTTACCTTCCCCTCCTGAGCTAATTTGAAATACTGAGAGAAAACTTGTATTTTCATCAGTATGCTATGTTCGCCTTCTGAAATACAGATGTGACATATTCACGGACAGTTGGATTTCCTGGAACTGGTTTGTTCCAAGTAGCCATATTGCCTGCTCTTGATGGAAGAAGATGTGCTGCAACTGCTTTTCTCCAGTCATGGTAGGTTGCGTAAGAACTTTTTAGTTCATCAATCATACGTTTATCCTGTACCCATTCTGGTGCATCACATGCACTCTTGTAGCCCATAAAGTTATTCCATGATGTTGACATGTATTGGAATGCTCCACATGCACTACTGGAATAAGACTTGCGATAATATGCACCTGCTCCACCTGTTTCTTGAGACAGGATTGCATTTGCAAGTCTTGAGATTATTACCCTTGAATCTACTCTTGATTTTAAATTTAGCATTTTGCTATAAGCGGGCATTTGAAAAGTTTTTCCAGAAGAAAGATCATTAACTAAATAAACTTCATTACTAGAAATGCTTTTATTATTATTTATATCTATATTAATAATATTTTTAATATTAACTAAATTAGTATATTTATTAATATATAATATATTTTTATTATACACGATAGTTGGTGCTGTTAAAGCGTGAACACTGGAATTTATACCAGAAATTAATGTGAGAATAGTCACACCAACCATTGTCCACACTGTTCTTATCCTTGCTTTGTTCTCATTGTTCATTTTGAACCTCCTAGGGAAAGAGTAGTGTAATCAATCGTATCATGATATACTAGGAAAAACAAGTCAGGAAATCAATGAAAATATCTTTTACAGGTGCTCCAGAGTATATGGATCGCAATGTTGGATATGGTGAAGCATCATGGCATATCTGGAAAGAATTTGAGAAAAATAATATTGAATGTTTAGTTGGTTCTCCAAAAGCTAATATTGGAATTTCTTTTATTCAACCAAACATGTATAGATTTGGAAGACATCAATATAAAATTGGTTATACACCTTGGGAATCTACAGATGTATTTGATTCTTGGAAAAAACCACTCAGAGATGATATTGATGAAATGTGGACTACATCACCTTGGTGTGCTGAAGTATTTAAACAGTTTACTGATAAACCTGTCTTTGTTTATGAACATGGAATTGAAGATGAATGGGTTCCAAAGAAAAGAATTATTGATGAGTCCCGCCCTTTTAGATTTTTGCATGTTGGAGAGCCATATTTTAGAAAAGACGCTCAACGTGTAGTTGATGCTTTTATAAAAGTATTTGGCGATGACCCTAGATTTGAATTAATTTTAAAATGTAGCAGATTAAATACTACTAGAGTATTTGATCCAGTTACGGGTAAAGTACAAGGTTCGCCTGGAGTTTTTTACCCTAACATAAAAAGCATTGAAGGCTTTTTGTCAAATGAACAAATGAATGGTTTGTATGATTTGTGTGATGCTTTTGTTTATCCATCGTGGGGCGAGGGGTTTGGATTAAATCCTTTACAAGCTATGGCTAAAGGAATACCTACAATATGTACAGAATCATGGGCATCATATGGCAAATATATAACTGCACCACTTAATTCAGAATTAGTTTTATCCCCATGGCCCACAGTTCATCCTGGCTTAATGTATAGACCAGATTTTGATCAATTAGTTTTTTATATGCAGGATGTTTATGATAATTATGAATCTTACTCAGAATTAGCTTATAAAAATGCATTTTTAATTCACAAAGATTATAACTGGACTAAAGTAACAAAACCAGCAATTCAAAGATTAGAAGAAATAAACAAAAATCTTTAAAACTTGATTTTAAAAAAATCAATGTGGTACACTTAATCTCTATCCCAAAAAACAAGGAGTAACATGTCTAATACAATTGAAAACCCATATGAAAACTTTATCGCTTTATCTCGTTATGCGAGATGGATAGAGTCAGAGTCCCGCCGTGAGACTTGGGGTGAAACAGTAGACCGTTACTTTAACTTTATGGTTAATCAGCTTGAAGTAAAACATAATTACAAACCAGATGCGAAAGTTGTCGCAGAACTTCGTGATGCTGTTTTTAACAGAAATGTTATGCCATCTATGAGAAGTGTCATGACTGCTGGACCAGCGTTGGAAAGAGAAAATGTTTCTGGGTATAACTGTGCATTTCTTCCAGTTGATAATGCCAGATCATTTGATGAAGCAATGTATATTCTCATGTGCGGTACGGGTGTTGGATTCTCTGTTGAGTATAAGTATATTAATAAGCTCCCCGCTCTTCCTGAAACATTAGAGAAATCTTCTACAGTAGTAATCGTTGGAGATTCAAAAGAAGGATGGGCAAAAGCTTATCGTGAATTTCTTTCGCTACTTTGGGCAGGACAGATTCCTCAGATTGATGTAAGTAAGGTTCGTCCAGCAGGAGCACGTTTAAAAACAATGGGCGGGCGTTCGTCAGGTCCACAACCATTAGTAAATCTTTTTGATTTTACTGTTCAGATCTTTAAGGGAGCATTGGGTCGTAATTTAAAGCCAATTGAAGCTCATGATATTATGTGTAAAATTGGAGAAGTGGTTGTTGTTGGAGGAGTACGTCGTTCTGCAATGATTTCGCTTTCTAATATTAATGATATTGAAATGGCAGCCGCTAAGTCTGGAAATTGGTGGGAGTCAAATGGACAACGTGCTTTGTCTAATAACTCTGTAGCTTATTCTCGAAAACCAGATATGGCACAATTTATTGCTGAATGGAAATCTCTTTATGATTCTAAATCTGGAGAGCGTGGAATTTACAATGTTGCAGCAGCACAAGCTCAAGCAGCAAAGTATGGTCGTCGCAGCCCAGACATTCATTATGGTACAAACCCATGTTCTGAAATTATTTTGCGTCCATATCAATTCTGTAATTTGTCAGAAGTTGTTTTGCGTGAAACAGACACAGTTGAAGATGTTACAAACAAAGTACGTCTTGCATCTATTTTAGGGACTTGGCAATCAACTCTTACAGACTTTAAATATATCCGTAAGATTTGGAAGGACAATACAGAAGAAGAGCGTTTACTTGGAGTTTCTCTTACTGGACAGTTTGGACATAAGTTCTTTTCTGGGCAAGAAGGTTTAGATAAGCTTGGAGATATTCTAAGCCATCTTCGTCAATGGGCAGTAGATGTTAATATTGTAGAGGCAGAGAAAATTGGGATTCCCGCCTCGGCAGCAGTAACTTGCGTTAAGCCTTCGGGCACAGTGTCCCAATTGGTCGGGGTGTCTTCAGGAATGCACCCGTGGCATTCAGATTATTATATTCGTACAGTTCGGGGGGATAAAAAAGATCCAATTACTCAATTCCTAGTTGACTCTGGAATTCCTACTGAAGATGATGTTATGAAGCCAGATTCAACTTCTGTATTTTCATTCCCAGTAAAAGCTCCAGCACATGCCATTACTAGAGATAAGCTTACAGCTATTCAACAGCTTGAAGTATGGTTAACCTACCAGAGACATTGGTGTGAACATAAGCCTTCTATTACCGTATCGGTTAAAGAGGATGAATGGATGGAAGTTGGTGCTTGGGTATATAAGCACTTTGACGAGGTTTCGGGTATCTCATTCCTGCCATACTCAGAGCATACTTATGTCCAGGCCCCGTACCAAGAAATTGACAAAGCAAGCTACGAATCACTAACGGCAAAAATGCCTAAAACCATAAACTGGGCAGCACTTTCTATGTATGAGCTTGAAGACTCCACAACGGGTACTCAGGCGCTTGCCTGCGTGTCTGGAGAATGTGAAATTGTTGATATAAATCAGTAGTTTTTCTACGGATTTAGAGCTTAAAATGCTATAATAAAATTTACTAAGCCTGCGGGATAGTAACTAGTGTTAGTTGGATTTGATGTCTGTAACTTCAGATGAACCAATAAATTGGAGAGTCACTCAGGGGGAAACCTTCCTTCTTGAATTGCAGTACCAAGATCCAGACGAGAACCCTATAGATATTACAGATATAAATGTTGTAATGGAAATAAAAGATAAGCCTGGCGGAAATATTTTATGTGCAAGGCTAACAATTAATGATGGCATTACGGTATCTGACCCAATATCTGGAATTATGGATATAGTTATTTCTTCAGAAAGAACAAGAGTTTTTAACTACCCCCGTGCAGCATATGAAATTTTAGGAACAGATCAGTACGGAGAAAATATTTTATTTTTACAAGGTTGGTTTGAAGTTAGCGAAGGTTTAATTTAATGGCACAAAATGTTATTGTAGTACGTGCTAAAGGTGCTAGAGGTCCCCAAGGGCTGGCGGGAGCTGGTTTAACTCCGCCAGTAACAACATCTTTATCTTCAAACAATAACAATGTTTTAGATCAATGGCAAGCTACAGAATATACAACACTTGAATATATCTTACAAATAAAACAAGGTTCAAAAATTCGTTCATCAAAAATAATGATTGTTACAGATCAAACTTTGTTTTATTATACAGAATATAGTATAATTGAACTCGGCGGGAAGATAAATGGTCTGTCAATTGATGCTATTAAAAACGGATCCTTTGGTCAATTAACAATTCAAATATCAGATGCCAATACAAATAATGTTCAGGTTACATTTGTTCGAACAACGATAGCCTAAATTTAAAGCATTATTAAAAAGGATAAAATAACGACATGTCACAAGTAAACTTTCAATTAAGTGAGAATCTTGTACTTAATGGCTATGCTGTAGAATCAGCAGTAGTTTCAACAGTACCAGTTCTCAAATTTAATGGCGATATTCTTGCAACTCAAACATTTGTTTCTGATGCAATTGCTGCCATTTCAATCCCACCTGCATATATTACATCTGTAAATACATCAAACTTTACAGTTGATATGTCAGGTAATCTTGATTTAGCAAGTGGTGTTACACTTAGTAACCCAACACTGACAATTCAAAATCAAACAACTCTAACGAGTGCTAATGGTTTTTATGGCCTTGACAGTTTTGAAGCTGGTTACGCCTACCTTCAACTGCAAATACACAACGACTCTGCTCTATTTACATTATTTTCAGCTGCAACGGCTGGAGATTTGTTTACAGTAAGTGGCGTTACAGGAGACCCTGGAACAGATGCAGATAGTGCTTACTGGAACCACACATTTGAGTTTGTTTCAGTTCAGTCCGATTCACCAAGAGAAACATCAGTATTCTTTAACTATACCCCAGGAACTGCCTATTCGTATAATGGGTATTACATTTTTGGTACGGAACAAACTGGGGCTGTAATTAGTGGTGGTTCCGCAACTGTTTCTCCAACAGAGATTTCATACCTTGATGGTGTGACCTCTAATATCCAGACACAGTTGAATGCTAAAGCTAATTCATCAGATTTGTCTGCATATCAAACAACTTCAGGACTTGATTCCGCATTATCAAGCCTAGGATATGTAACAGAGTCTGGCGCAGAAAATCTTTCTAATAAGACGTTCGTTGGAAATGTTTATTTCCAGTCGGCCGTCGGTACAGGTAGTACTAATAACTACATTGCTGTAGATAATAGCACAGGCTATATGACTGTTCAATCAGATTTGCAACTTGAGCTTACCTCTACTAACGACATAAACATAACCTCTAATAACTCAAACATTGTTCTCAATGCTGATGGCAACGTTTACATTGGAACAGCTTCTTCAGGAAATGAAGTTGCTACACATGGTTATGTAACTGGTCAAAACTACATCACTTCTTCTGATCAATATATCCAGTCTACAGATTCTAACTTCACTGTAAGTGGAACTGAACTTACTCTGAATACTACAATTTCTGTAGATCAGATTGATGTTTCTGGTTCTGGTGACTTTACTGTTACTGGTAGTGCAAATATTGTTTTGCAACCCGCCGTTGGCGACTATGTATATGTTGGTTCAGTATCATCTGACAACAAGGTTGCAACATTTGGTGATATCTCAGGACTTGGATACATTACTTCTGTAAACTCACCTCTTTCGGTTACTAGTGGAGCTCTTTCTATAGACCTTTCTGGTTACCTTACAACATCAGATGCTTCGTCAACATACTTGACCCAGTCTGATGCCTCAAGTACATACTTGACACAATCATCTGCTTCAAGCACATACTTGACAAGCTCTGACGCTTCATCAACATACTTGACACAGTCTGATGCCTCAAGCACATATGCAACTCAATCTTCTTTGGGTTCATACCTTACAACTTCTGATGCCTCAAGCACATACTTGACACAATCAGATGCTTCAAGCACATACTTGACACAATCATCTGCTTCAAGCACATATGCAACACCAACTGATATCACAAATGCTATAAATAACTTGGTTGATAATGCTCCAACAGCACTCGATACACTTAACAAGTTGGCAACAGCTATCAATGATGATGCATCGTATGCTTCTACAATTACCCTCGCATTGGGCGGTAAGCAAGATACTCTAACAGCTGGTAATGGTATTACAATCACAGGAACTACCATTGCTCTTGATCCAAATGTTGTAATTACTCAAGTATCTTTAACAGATACTGAAATTGGAGTTTCAGCAGATTCTGTAGTATTTGGTAATTCAACTACTACAACTTATGCCCAGGGAACAACAAATTCTGTTTACACATTTGATTCAAATACTGTAACTTCAGATATATTAATTAATATTGTTGATAATTTGGGTAATTCTAGAACTTCTAAAATTACCGCCGTTCATAATGGTGGACAATCACCAGTTTGGACTGAATATGCAATTATTGACTCTGTTACAACAAGTCCTTTATCTGTAACTATCTCTTTTGCAGGAGATACTTTTCAGGTAAACGTCGCAGGCTCTGGAACTTACGGAATCTACGCAACAGCTACAAATTTGTATTAATAAATTAAAGTGGTGCGGGATTAAAAATCCCGCACTTACTTAAAGTATGGTAGTATATGTATATAGAATTTGACATGATAATGTCTAAAGACAAAACTATTTTATCATGTTGTAAAGAGGAAAAATGGGACTATTTATAGGTATAGGCCGTGAAACAAAAAAAACAACAGCATTTACTATATTAGATGGTGGTATTTCTACAACTACAAGTTTTAACAATTTTTTTGATGGTGGATCAGCTTCTACTATATCTTTTGATTTAACAATTGATGGTGGAAATTCAGTTTCTTAATTTTTAAAATTTAAAAAAAATAAAAGGGGAAAAAATGACAACAAGTAAGATTCAGGTAAGAAGAGATACTGCAGCAAATTGGACAAATTCAAATCCAACTTTGTCTGATGGTGAAATCGGTTTTGAAACAGATACAGGTAAATTTAAAATTGGAAATAATAGCACAGCTTGGGTTTCTTTGTCATATTCTTCAAACGATGGTGCACAAGGTGCACAAGGTATAGCAGGCAACGATGGTGCACAAGGTGCACAAGGTATAGCAGGCAACGATGGTGCACAAGGTATAGCAGGCAACGATGGTGCACAAGGT